CTGTTCAGGACATACTGGATAAAACAACTTTGCTCATTGGTCATAACTTAAAATTTGATTTGTCATGGTTACTGGAATGTGGATTTAAATACACAGGCAGGGTATACGACACGATGATTGGAGAGTATGTTTTGGGAAGAGGGTTCAGGAAACCATTGTCGTTAAAGGAAATATGTAAACGAAGAAAAGTTTCATTAAAATCAGATATCATTGAGCATTACATGGACAATCAAATTAGTTTTTCTGATATTCCGTGGCCTGTTGTTGAGAAATATGGAAGACAGGACATTATTTCAACACGGGAAGTATTTGAATCACAGATGGAGGATTTAAAACTTCCACGCAACAAGAATCTACTGGCAACGGTTAAAATGATGAATGAATTTTTAATCGTGCTAACGGACATGGAAATAAATGGCATCAAGATAGATACAAAGGCATTGGAAGATGTTAAAATGGAATTTCGCTTGGAATTTAACAGTTTGAGGGAATCCATTGACCAAACAATATGGGAAAGAATGGGGGATACTCGCATTAATCCCTCCAGTCCAGAGCAATTGTCATGGCTTATTTATGGCAAAAAAGTGGCTGACAAGAAAAGATGGTCACAGTTGTTTAACATAGGCATTGATAAAGTAACAAAAAAATCAAAACGCAGACCTAGGTTTTCTCGTTCGTTATTTTCTAAACTAGTCAAGAATAATACCATGTCCATTATGAAAACTCAATCAGAGCAATGTCCTCATTGCAGTGGTAGAGGTACATACCGCAAATATAAAAAGGATGGAGAGCCGTATAAGAATACAACGAAATGTGAGAGCTGTCATGGAGAAGGTTTAATTTATAATGATTTAAATGAAGTAGCAGGGTTTGGGCAACATCCTCGAGGTGTATCAGATGTAGCAGAAGGCGGTTTTCGTACAGATAAATTCACACTGAATTATTTATTGGCATCTGAGAATAATGAACTACGTGAATTTTTACGGGACATTGTCAGATATAATTCCATTGATACATATTTGAATACATTTGTAACGGGTATTGAACAGCATACAAACAGTAATGATTATTTACATCCCAAGTTTATGCAATGTGTTACGGCAACAGGAAGACTATCAAGCCGTGACCCTAATTTTCAAAATCAACCACGAGGAACAACCTTTCCTATTCGCAAAGCTGTTGTATCACGGTTTAATAACGGTAAAATAATGGAAATGGATTTTTCTCAATTGGAATTTAGAACGGCTGTATTTTTAGCCCAAGATAAACAGGGCATGAAAGACATAGATAATGGTGTTGATGTTCATCAATACACGGCTGATGTTATTGGATGTTCCAGACAAGATGCAAAGGCCCATACATTCAAACCTTTGTATGGTGGTGTAACAGGAACAGAAAATGAAAAACGTTATTACGATGCATTCAAAGAGAAATATAGTGACATAGCCAAATGGCATGAGAGATTGCAATCAGAAGCTATTCAATTCAAGGTAGTTAAACTTCCAAGTGGACGAGAATATGCATTTCCCGGTGCACAACGACAAGCATGGGGCGGTTCAACATATTCCACACAAATAAAAAATTATCCTGTACAAGGATTTGCAACAGCCGACATCGTTCCATTGACTTGCATTGAAGTGTATAAATTAATGAAAGAAAAGAATATGAAAAGTGTACTGATTAATACTGTTCATGATTCAATCGTAGTAGATATTTTTCCTACCGAGGAAGAAGACATTATTGATATCTTTACAAAAGGAGCAAACAGAGTAATCCCTGCTCTTAAAGAAAGATACAATATTAACTTCAACATACCCCTTGACACAGAGATGAAAATAGGGTATGATTGGCTAAACTTAAATGAGGTGACCCCATGACAATAAGAACCGTTGGTGATTTATTTGAGGAAACAGATGACTGGCTCAATGATGAGGAAGCACTGGCTCTTGAAAAAATTGATGAATTAAAGAATGAATATAAGGAGAACACAGGTAAATGGCCTACGATTATATATGTGGGTGATAATGAGGAACTGCAAAGCTACATGATATGGTTTGCTCCATATTATGGCCTGAAAGCGGCAAGAACGGAAGGAGATACATTCGTATGTGGGCACTTATTGAGCTGATGCAACTTGTTTTCATACTGAGTTTAATATTTTTTATATTTTTTTCTTGACACAAGGTAAAAAATATGTTAGAGCGATACTGTTAATTTTAAATAAAAGGAGGCATAAAATATGTCAGACGAATTAGCAAACATAAATACGATGTCTAACGCAGATATCATGAAGGCTATCGGACAAGACGATGGCACAAGAAGAGTTGGGGTTCCTCGACTTACAATAAACAGGAATCCAGAGGATGATGAGGGAAATCAGCTTCCAATGGGTTCATACGCTGTATTTAATTCAGAGATAGGACAAATGGTATATGGTAAACCTGTATCATTTAGACCTTTCCTGAGTACAATGCAGTATATGCAATACAGTCCAGAAAAGGAAGAGTATGTCAACCGTTCCATTATTTTCAAGAATTGGAAAGAGGAAGCCATTGACATACAAGGTGGTACTCGATGTGGTAAGATTCCGCAACGTGACTGGGAAAAGCTTGGCTTGACAAATGAAGAACTAGCAAATCAACGTACGATTAAATGCTATCGTTTGGTTTTTGGTCAAGTAACTTTTGATGGACATACAGCAGATAAAACAGAAGTAAAAGTCAAGGACTATCCTGTTCTATGGAGAGTAACTGGCGTTCAGTTTAATCCTGTTGGAAATGCATTGCAGGTGATAACAGAGCGTAAAAAACTCATGTTCAACTGTTCATTGAATCTGGATTCTCAAAAGAAAAAGAATGGAAGTAATGTTTATTATGTTTCTTCCATTAAAGTTGACGCTGATGCTAGCATTAAATTTTCTAAAGAGGATGAAATTACATTAGGTAAATTTCAGACCATAATTAATGAAGAAAACAATGATGTACTGGATTTATATAAGAATGCTGGAAAAAGCAAACTTAAAAATGCAGATGTCATAGACGCAAAAGTAGTTGAGTCTGTTGACCCGGCAACGGCATTAGCTCAATAATGAGTGATATCTTACATAAAGTACAGATGTTCTTGGATACGGCCTGTCAAAAGCAGGTCGTTATTCCAGATAAATTAATTGATGAGTTCGGAGAAGCATGTAAAAATGCCATCAAAAAACAGTTTACTGATAAGAGACCAAATAAATTTACCATACGGGCTAGTAATATTGGGCGACCACTTTGCCAATTACAAATGGAAAAAGATGGTGCCAAAGGGGAATCACCTCCCTATAGTACTAAAATGCGTAATCTATTAGGCGACCTTATTGAGGCGACTGCTGTTCTTATATTGAAATCTTCTGGGGTCAAGATAGCAAGTGAACAGAAATCCGTTAGGTATACGTTTCCTGATGGTACGCATATTGATGGTACATTTGATGTCGAGATTGATAAAAAGATTTGGGATATTAAATCAGCTTCTCCGTTTGCGTTTGAACATAAATTTAAGAATGGATTTACGTCTCTTGTTGCTGATGATAGTTTTGGATATCTATCACAAGGATATGTATATGCAGAAGCCGATAAAAAGAAATTTGGAGGATGGATTGCCATTAATAAATCAACAGGAGAATGGACAGTAACAGAGACTCCTTTAGCAGATGATGAGCATAAGAAAAAGGCTATTGAAATGGCTTATGAAAATGCTAAATCCATTGTTGCAAATAAACCTTTTAAGCGATGCTTTACTGATATTGAAGAAACTTACAGAAGAAAGCCAACTGGAAATAGAGTATTAAATTTTATTTGTGGGTATTGCAGTTATAAAAAACCATGTTGGGGAGATGAAGTACAGTATCTTCCCCAGCAACAATCGCAGGGGCAACGACCAAAATGGGTTTGGTATACACAGCTAAATAATCCTCGGAAAGAATATGAAAACACGAAGTAAAAAAGCAAAAGGAAGACGATTGCAAAATTGGGTTCGTGATGAACTGTTAAAACGTTTTCCCAAATTAAATGACAATGATATTATGTGTGCAATAATGGGGGAAAGAGGTGTGGATATAAAGCTGTCCAATAAAGCCAGAAAGTCCATACCTTTTTCCATTGAATGCAAGAATCAGGAAAACTTAAAAAATTTATACAAAGCATATGACCAATCCTGCTATAATACAAAAGGAAAATTAGAACCCGTTGTTTTTATTAAAATGAATCAACGAAAACCTTTAATAGTATTGGATGCTATTTATTTTTTAGATGCATGTCTATAGAAGTAAAAATCATTATCCGTCCCATTAAGGAGGGCTTTGCCATGTTCATTGTTGAACCAAAGGAAAATGAACCTATGTCTGACCATATGATGTCGTGCTATACATTGGCACGAGGCATGATTAAATTTGGATTAGATACACCAGATGTAGCTTTTGATTATGGTCTTGCCTCATTTCGGGAAGAAGTGAAAAATAAAAAATTAAATGGCAGTGACAAATTTAATGATATACAAAAGATAGATAATATAATAGATATAACAGAGTTACTAAAAAAGAAAAAACCATGAAAGAAACAAAACAAATTTTAGAAAAGGCAAATAAGCTAGTCAGTAAAGATAGAGAAAAAGACTATGGTGATAAGGTTAAAAACCATGAAAATATAGCTAAACTGTGGTCAGCTTATAAGGATATAGAAATTACTGCCCATGATGTAGCTATTATGATGGCCTTATTAAAAGTAGCACGAACAAAACTTGGAGCTGTTAGTGAGGATACTTATATTGACATGTCTGCATATGGAGCTATAGCAGGAGAAATAAAATTTAAAGAGCCAAAAGAAGAATCTGAAGGAGAGAGAAGAGGAAGAGAAACATGGGAATATGTTAAGAATTATAACAAAAAATTAAAAGAGGAGAATAAAAATGTCTGACCATATACCAGATTTACTATATAGGGCACTTGAGCATGAGGCTCAAGCAAATATCAATAAGGCCGAAGCAACACTAGAAATATATTTTAGCAATCCTGTGGCTATAGGAGAGCATCCTCAACATTTGGATGAAATGACAAAACTATTAGATATCATTGCAATAAATGAAGATAGACTTGATATTCTGACAAAATATTTTTCTGATTATAATGAGAGTAGAGGAAATACATGAAATACACAATAACTCAAGAACAATTGCAGACTGTAGTAAACTATTTAGGGTCACGTCCCTATGTAGAAGTTATTAAATTGATTCAAATTTTAGGACAGTTACAGCCTGCCCCTGCTGATTCTGATAAAAAAGATGAAGCAGCAAAGCGTAAGGCATAAAAAAAGAGAGCACGAGGCTCTCTTGTATAAGTTAGAAGTTAAAGTAAATAATGATGGAAATATACTATTTAATTATGACTGGGTTAAGCCAGAACATCTAGTGGATAAATTAAAAAATTATGAATTTAAATATATTCTTTCTGCCATCATTCGTCATTGTTTATCCAATGGATATAAACTGGATGAAGAATTAAAATATTTATTGAGGAATATATGAACGACTATAAAGACTATAAATTAAAAGGTAAAGTTCATGCACCGTTAAAACCACATGCGGGCCAGATATTTATATTTCCTGCTTGGTTGTTACATGAAGTTTATCCGTTTCGTGGCAAGGGACTGAGAAGAACGATATCGTTTAATCTTAGTTTTGAGATGTAATTACGGATTCATTAATGAATTAGCAGTTAATATTGGTCTCTTAACAACATCAGCATACTCCAACCCAAGTTGAGCTAACTCTTCAATTGAAGGGAGGGCCAAACCTTTTTTTGCATATTCAGCACCT